CGCGCTCTTTGCTGAATAGTGACAGTGATTCGTTCATGTGGTTCACTGCCACGTTGGCCTCAGTTCGAGTGACGCCCATGGCGACGTTCACGAACTTTTCCAGCTTCCGCTTCTGGCTCCGGTTCAGGACACACTTCCTCACCTTGTCGATAATGCGGCCCTGTATGCCTGATTCGACGTTTGCGGCAGAATTCGAATAGATATTCGGGGGCGTTTGCGTCGGCATCACCAACGCCCCCACGAGAGTGGTGTTCTCTTCCCTGTCGTCGCAGAAGTCGCGACCATAGACAGCAAAGAGATCGCCCTTGGGCGTTTGCACACGTTGTACCCTCGTTGTTGCAAAATTCGTTGCCTCACGTGTCAAATCATCAGGGCAGCTTCCTGGAATGTTATCCGGAGGGGCTGACCCGTAGTTGGTCATGTCCCCAGGCTTGCTGCGTGACCCTTTTTCACCCCCTACTGCCTCACCGAGTCTCTTCCTTGACACCTCCTGGTTTGGTGCCTTTTCGTAGGGTGCCGTCTTGCTGCCAATGCCAAATATCCTCACCTCATCCGCATCCTTCGCCCTCACTTGAAGCCTCCAAAAGCCGCCTTTCTGTCTGCAGAAGAAGTTGATGAACTCGTATCCCTCTGCAGGCAAACACTCCACGAACTCTCTGTCAGTGATTGTACGCACCCGAGGCAAAAGCCTCTCCTTGCCACCTTCTTCATGTTCCTCGGTGGCTTCTTGGGTCTCAGCGTTCAACCCCACAGTTGGCTCCCCCGAGCCATGTTCTTCCACAATGGTGGGCGTCGGAATGCTGCGAAGTGCCTCACCCTGGTTGACACTCGCTTCAGCAACTCCACCTGATCGTTCGAGAGTGGGTCGCCATGGCACATCGCCAGGTACAGGTTGTCCAGCCTCCACGACGCGTTCTGGTAATTCGTGAAGGCACTGATCTGGTCCATCATTGGCGCTTCGTTCATCCACTCCGCGATCTCGATCGCACCCACCCGCTGTGGGATTGGTGGCAGGGTCAGGTGATGCACCAGATTCCTGTCCGGAGTGAAGTGGGTGCGCCAGTCCTGGTGGTCCCATGTGAACATGTCCCAATGGCACTTGTGAAAGTCGTGATGCACCCCGTACAACTGCGGCTGGTTCTCCCTCAGGTAGGCGTTCAGCGTCGGCCCGTCCTCCCTTGCGTACTCGTCCGTTGTCCTGTACCATCTGTTCGGGTCCAGGTCGTACCTCTGGCGTTGCAGCGCGATCTGGATGTCGGTTGCCGCCATGTTCTTCTTGACGCAAATCTGGCACAACGGGTTTGCCATCACCACCATCTCGTCCGGTTTCCCCAGGAAGCTCAAAACGCACTCTTGCAGTGCTTCTTCTTCCAATCCCTTCAGGTCCTGTTTCCCTTTCATGAGAGCTGCGTAGTCGTCCCGGGTCTTCTTCGCCATCAGTACCACCAGCACTGCCCAGCTCGCCACTGACGGCTGGACTAGCAAGGCCACTGTCGGCGGGTTCTCGTAGATATCGAGCCCAGGCACAAAGTTCTCCTGAATGTTCAACATCGTCAGGCCGTTCTCCCAAATGTTCCCGTCCCCGTGCACCAGGTCCGAGCCCAGATCCAGGCAGCTCCACACTCTCCGTGTAGTGCGAGCGCCATTCTTCCCACGCATCTCGTCTTGCAAAGTATGGCCCAGCTGGTCTCCTTGCACGAGCGGCTCTGGTGTGAATCTCGTCTGGGGTTTGGGGGGGACTCTGAAGGTATGAATGAAGGCCTCTGTAGGTGACGCCAGGGAGGAATGATGTTCCCACACTTCCACCAAGCCAAGTTGGCCCATGACGGACAACCATAGCAGGCTCGACATCAAGCGATCCATCTCCC